GTCAGGCATAACAATAAATACTTAATAACCTAAAATAATATTATGCCATATAAAAGAAAGTTTATAAACAAATCGGGTATCAGCAGCCCTATATCAGGCGCCAATAGTAATAGTGGTGCTTGGAACGGCAGTCCAGGACAAAACAATAGTAGTACTGGTGGCTGGAATAATAATGATTTTGGTTATAAAAATTACATGTCACGTTTGCCTGAAGTTTATACAGGTCACCCAAACAGAATTGAACGTTACAATCAATATGAAATGATGGATGTTGATGCTGAAATTAACGCATGTTTAGACATTATCAGCGAATTCAGCACACAGAAAAACGAACATAATAAAACACCATTCAATTTACAGTTTAAACTTGATCCTACACCACATGAAATCAATATTTTAAAAGAACAGTTACAGCAATGGTGTAAACTAAACGAGTTTGATCAAAGAATTTTTAAGATGTTCCGTAACGTAATCAAGTACGGAGATCAAGTATTTGTGCGCGATCCAGAAAACTTTAAGTTATACTGGGTCGATATGGTTAAAGTAATCAAAGTCATTGTCAATGAAAGTGAAGGTAAACTTCCAGAACAGTACGTATTAAAAGATTTAAACATTAATCTTCAAAATTTATCAGTTGCACAGAAAACAAATACAGATTTTGCTGCTAATCCAGCAACAGGGCTAGGTGGTACAGGTGGAGGCACTAATACTCCATATACGGTACCTGCTATGCCATATAATACGTCTGGTAGCCGTTTCACATTAGGTCAGAGTGAAAGTGCTATCGACGCGAAACATATAGTACATCTAAGTTTAACAGAAGGACTTGATCGTTTCTGGCCTTTCGGTCAGTCCATATTAGAAAACATTTTCAAAGTTTACAAGCAAAAAGAACTATTAGAAGATGCTGTATTGATATATCGTGTACAACGTGCACCAGAACGTAGATTGTTTAAGATTGACGTTGGTAACATGCCAAGTCACATGGCTATGGCTTATGTTGAACGTATTAAAAATGAAATACACCAACGTAGAATTCCATCAGTTTATGGTGGTCAATCAATCGTAGATGCTACATATAATCCACTGTCAATGAACGAAGATTACTTCTTCCCAGTCACCGCAGACGGTCGCGGATCATCAGTAGAAGTTATGCCAGGCGGACAGAATCTAGGTGAGATTGACGACCTACGTTATTTCAATAACAGATTAGCACGCGGTTTACGTGTACCAAGCAGTTATTTACCAACTGGTCCGGACGATAGCCAAACACCATTAAGTGATGGTCGTGTTGGTACAGCGATGATACAAGAATATCGCTTTAACCAATATTGCGAAAGATTACAAAGTTATATCGCTACAAAATTAGATGAAGAATTTAAGTTATTCTTACGCTGGAGAGGGTTCAATATTGATTCAGGATTGTTCCAATTAGAATTTAATCCGCCGCAAAATTTTGCCGCTTATCGTCAGAGCGAGTTGGATACAGCGAGAGTAAACGTATTCAGTTCAATTGAGCAATTACCTTATATCAGTAAGCGTTTTGCAATGGAACGCTTTTTAGGTCTTACCGAAGATGAAATCAATAAGAACGAAAAATTATGGCGTGAAGAGAACGGTAAAGAGGCACTTGAAGAACCATCGGGTAGCGATCTACGCAGCGTAGGAGTAAGTGTCAGCGATATTCAAACAGACACAGAGACCGGTGAACAAATGACAGAACCAGAACAGGGTGCAGAGCAAGGCCCTGAAGTAGCAGGCCCTGTCACTGCAGGTGGACCAACAGGCGCACCAGGTGGCACAGCAGCACCAACTACCCCAGCTACTCCTGCAAGTCCTCCGGCATAAATAAAATTATGATATTATCAGGCATATCAATCTCAGGTGGTGGATTAAGTTTACAAATACCAGGTGCAGGGCCTCAACCTGTTTTTGGTGGTACTAGTTATGGGTATACTGGTACAAGTTCGGTACCAGCTATAACAAGATACCCATATGCCTCAGATGCTAACGCAACAGGTGTAGGCTCGCTACAATCGCCTGGAATGGGTAGATCCTCAAATCCGGGTCAAGCAAGCGAAACTAATGGATACTTAGCAGGCAGTAGCGCAATAAGCAGCGTTAGTGAAAGACGTTGGATACAAAAATATTCATACGCTACAGGCACACAAAATGCTACTGTCACCGCATTGTTGACTAATGCAGGTAAATATGATACTGGGGGCGCGAGCTCCAAGAGTCAGGGATATGGTTATGTATTAGGTGGTGACACCGGATCTCCTTCCAATACATTTGAAAAATTTAGTTTTAGTGCGGACACAAATGCTGTGGCTGTGGGAGTACTGGTTGGATTTACCGGCGGCTATAATTTAGGTTTTTCAAGCCCTACCAATGGGTACAGTTCAGCCGGCACATCTATTAGAAAATTTCCGTTCGCCACAGATTCAAACGCAGTAGTGTCTGCAACGAATTCAATGAGTGGGGCTTATTTTAGTAATAGTTCCGAAACCAATGGTTTCATAAGTGGGTCAGGTAATGATGTTGTTGAGATAAAAGGCTTTAGTTTTACTAGTGACACTAACGCTGCTAATGTGGCTTCCTTAGTCAGACCAACCACCGGCGGCTCGGCAACAAGTAGCACTACTTATGGATATCAACAAGGCGGTTACGGAGGGTATGATTTAGGATGGGTAGCAACTATTCAAAAATTTCCTTATGTAGCTTTAGGGACATCAACGACTGTGGGTAATTTGACGCCAGGAGGATCGTATAGAATGTCATGCGGAACACAAGTTTAATAGTGTAAGTAAATTTTTTCTTATCTATTTGTAACTTTTTTTGCTAATTTCAATTTAAAGTATATATATTCGTCATAAACAAATTAATATTATGACGCAAACATCCCTAGAGTATTTTAACACACATAAATTTGTTTTATTAGAAAATGCACTTTCTCGTCAAGAGTGTAAAACTTTATCAAATATGCTATTTGATGCTTACGATAAAGGTATTATGGAAAAAGATGTCCAATGCCCATTAAGCGATTCAATTTATAATGCTTCTTTCTTTACTGAAATACATAAAATTATTGGCAAACAACTTTCACAACACACCAATAAAAAATTACTTCCGACCTATACATATGCAAGAATTTATAGAAATGGAGATGTGTTAGAAAAACATATTGATCGGGAAAGTTGCGAGTATAGTGTTACTATAACTTTAGATTATGACGGTAAAAGAGTATGGCCTATATATTTTGAAGATAAAGTAAATCAGAATAATACTAAGGGAGAAATGATATCGCTTGACATAGGTGATTTAATTTTATATAAGGGTCAAGAAATAGTTCACTGGAGACCTAAATTTAAAGGAGAGTGGCAAACTCAAGTTTTTTTGCACTATGTAGATGCTGAAGGACCAAATAAACACTTTGAAAATGATAAAATGACAAATATAAAAAATACTAATCTAGTTACATGGCCTAAACCTAAAAGAAAAATTGAGAAAACTGGAATAAAAATAAATCCTACTGACCCCAACTCTATTTTCTTACCGCATGTGAAATCAGATGTTTTTTACATACCCACACTTGAAAGAAATATGCCGTCTTATTGCACATATAGTAAAACATTTAGACCGGAACTTACATTTACTAAAGAAGAATGCGAACAAATCATAAATTATTTTATAGAAGAATATTCTAATTATGGTCAAATTGCTACAGCAAAACAAACTTTAAATGTAGACAAATCAATAAGACATGTTCAAATTAATGAATTACCTAATATAGAAGAATATCGTTGGATATATAAAAAAATAGCGGATGCGGTTATGGTTGCAAATAACGAGCATTTTGATTTTGAAATAATGGGAATACAACATTCTTTACAACTATTGAAGTATGATTCAACGGATAGCATAGCGCATTATGATTGGCACAGCGATTCAGGAACAAATGAATCAAGCACTAGAAAAATTTCTGTAAGTGTACAACTATCAGATCCTAATGATTACGAAGGCGGATTATTAGAAGTAAATAATTACGGCGACAAAATAATAGGAACCAAAGAACAAGGAAGTGTGCATTTGTTTCCTAGTTATTTAGTACATAGAGTAACGCCTATCACTAAAGGAATTAGATATGCTTTAGTAGTTTGGATACATGGCACTAGGAGATTTAGATGACTGAAAAAAATGACAAAAATAAATTAGCACTATTTGATAACATACGCAAAGATATTACTATAAGTGATAAAAAAGAGGTAATAGTACCAGTAAGTTATATATTCGGTAAAGGTTCATTATCTACTATAGAAAGTTTTGGTGGAAAAACCTTAAAAGAAAATTCTGAATTAGTTGATAAAGTTTTAGTAAGATCGTCTGAGTTAGAAAATATATGGAATCGTAGCCACACACAATGGACATGGAAACATCTAAATTTAAATTATCATGCCCCTATGAAAAATCTCCGTCAAATAAGTGCAGAATTAGCAAGTAAAAAATCTGCTTTAAATGAATCCAAATGGAAAACATTAGAAACAGAAATGAAAATACGTAAACTAGAAGAAAAATTACAAACTACTAAAGTTGAATATTGGGATGAAGTTGAAATGAAAATTGAACTAGCGAAACTACGCGAACATTTAGCAGAAGGTATGACGTATATAGAAGGGGCCATGAAAGACGTATTAATGTTAAATCAACTACTTGACCAACTACAAGACAAAGTAAAAGATTTTAGTGAAATAGAAGTAGAAAAAGAAGAAACAAAAAGTCATCTACGTAGAAGCATAGTTCAATGCATTAGAGATGTTAGACAACACGGTTCAATAAGCAAAGGTGAGCAAGAGTATGCAGAAAATATAGGGGTAAACCCAAGCAAATTGCAAAATATAATTCGTGATTATGTAGAAACAGAATCTCAAGAAGAGTCTTGGGATGTACAACCTTTATTTGAATTTGTAGAAAAATTGTCTGATGAACTAATTAATAATTGTAAAGTAGATGAAAAACTATTAAGTTTGCAAGGTTTTAGTAATGAGCCTGCTGAAGAATATCTTTACACTAAAAAAATTACTAAATCCTAGCATAAATAACTTTATGAAGTTATTTGAAATGTTTAATCCGCCTGTACCGGGCTATCAAGATGTAAATAAAGACAACAGCAAACCTACATGGCGCACAAGCCGAAAAACTAAATTAACACTTAAACAATTGAGAAAGTTACGTAAGATGTTAGATGTAAGAAATTACGAGAAAAAAGAATATCTTAAGAAAGTAAAAGAACAATATAGTCAAGCAAATCAGGCTCAACCTTCAGCTTAATATCCATAAAAATATCAAAAACGCAAAAAAATCGCACTTATTGAACAGTTTTTAGTGCTATGCACTAAATAATTCTACAAAGCCATTTATATCCAGGAGAATTCAAAATGGAAAACAAGAAATATGAACAGCTTATTGATTTAATCATCAATGAGCAAGAAGATAAGGCACGTGAACTATTTCACGAAATCGTCGTAGAAAAGTCCAGAGAAATCTATGAATCAATCATGGATGAAGAAGTCATGGCCGAAGCTCATGGCGATGAAGATATGGACGAAGGAATGCATGGTCAAGTCGGTGATCTATTAGACGAAATTAACGTCGAAGAAACCGGAATGACTGAAGAAGAAGAGTCAGACGACATTCAATTTGATGATGAAGCCGAAGAAGCCGGCGACGAACTAACTCATGATGCCGAAGAAATGCATGATGAAGAAGGTGCAGTTGATAAGGCAGAATTGAGCGATATCAAAGACAAACTAGATGATTTGATGGCCGAATTTGAATCACTAATGGGCGGTAGCGAAGAGAGCGAAGAAGAGGAAGAAGTTGTTGCTGAAGCAGTACAGTTACAAAAAGTATCTGTAACTCACGGTGACGATGGAGTACAAAAGAAGAGCCCAGTTCCAGCAAACTCAGGTGCAAAGGGAATGGACAGCAAGCCTGTCAAGTTCTCAGGCGATCATGAAGCTGTACCAAATGGTCCAAAAGGCCCATCAAATGAATATAGCAAGAAGGAAGGCGAACTACCAGGCGCAGGTTCATTCAAGAACGTGCCAGGCGGTAAGGCGAAGGTTGATTTAGCAGCTGCTCCAAAGCCAACAACTAAGGACGGTGCTGCTTATACTAAAAGCCCAGTTGCTAAGGGCTAATTAAGGGTAACTTGGAGAACAATGGCTTTGTATCTAAGAGAACACTTAACGTTTGATAGAGCAAACATGATCGTTGAGTCTGTTAACGAACAGGGCAGCGATCTAAAGACCCTCTATATGAAGGGCATCTTTATTCAGGGCGGGGTAAAAAACGCAAACGAGCGCATTTATCCCGTTTCTGAAATTAATGCTGCTGTCGATACATTAAACAAACAAATTCAAGAAGGTTATTCTGTGCTAGGTGAAGTCGATCACCCAGATGATCTAAAGATTAATCTAGACCGTGTTAGCCATATGATCACAAGCATGTGGATGGATGGCGCAAACGGTTTCGGCAAACTAAAGATTTTACCAACTCCAATGGGTCAATTAGTAAAGACAATGTTGGAGAGTGGTGTAAAACTAGGCGTTTCAAGTCGTGGATCAGGTAATGTAAGCGACTTAGACGGCAAGGTAAGTGATTTTGAAATAATCACTGTTGATATCGTTGCACAACCAAGCGCACCTAACGCATATCCTAAAGCAATATATGAAAGCCTCATGAATATGAAGCATGGTCATAAAGTTTTAGAAATCGCTAGGGACGCAAGGGGCAACAAAAAGGTACAAAATTACTTGGGCGAGGAAGTAAAACGCCTCATCAAGGAATTGAAAATTAAATAAAGGGGATATGAGCATGTTAGATGCTATCAAACCATTACTAGAAAGTGGTCTAATCAACGAAGATGTCTCAAACGAAATTTCAAAAGTTTGGGAATCAAAGTTGACTGAAGCCCGCGATCAAGTACGTGCAGAACTCCGTGAAGAGTTTGCGCAACGTTACGAACATGATCGTACTGTGATGGTAGAAGCCCTAGACAAGATGATGACTGAAAATCTCGCCACTGAAATTGCAGAATTTCATGAAGAGAGAAAGGCATTTAACGAAGATAGAGTAAAAGCCAAAGTACAATTACAAGAACAAGCAAGCAAATTTAACGATTTTCTTGTTACTAAACTAGCTGAAGAAATTCGTGAGTTGCGTAATGATCGTAAAGTGTACATGGAAAATCAACATAAACTTGAACAATTTGTAGTTCATGCTCTTGCAAGAGAGATTAAAGAATTTACACAAGACAAGCAAGCAGTTGTTGAGGCTCGTGTCAAGTTAGTTGCTGAAGGTCGTGAAAAACTAGAAGCATTAAAACAAAAATTTGTTGCTGAAAGTGCAGTTCGTGTTAAATCACTAGTTGCATCACATCTTGCAGGTGAACTATCACAGTTGAAAGAAGATATTAAGTCAGCCCGTGAAAATAACTTTGGACGCAAATTGTTTGAAGCATTCGCTAGCGAATATTCTGTGACTTATCTAAACGATAAGGCAGAAGCTCGCAAGTTAATGAGAGCAATGGAAGAAAAAGAAAAAGCATTGGCTGAAGCAGCAAAGGTAGCCCAAGAAGCAATCGCTGTTGCTGAATCAAAGGATCGTGAAGTCCGCATTATCAAGGAATCAACTCAACGTGAAAAGGAAATGGAAAAACTTCTATCACCTTTAAACAAAGAGAAGGCCGAAGTAATGAAGGCTTTGCTAGAAAGCGTACAGACACCAAAATTGAAGTCCGCTTTCGACAAGTATTTACCAGCAGTTCTAAACACTGGAAGTCCAAAGGCTGGCGCTAAAACAGCCTTAACGGAAAGTGTTATCAAAGAAGTGACTGGTGATAAAGAAACTGCCAAAAAAGAAGTTGAGACTGATCCAGTTGTCGAAAACAACTTGATTGATTTCAAGCGTCTGGCAGGGCTTAAGTAAGACATAGATTAGGAGATAATACAAATGTCAAAAGTACTATTAGAAAGCCGTTGGGACGAGACCAAGGAAGCCCTACTAGAAGGCTTGAAAGGCACTCGCCGCGGAACAATGGGTGTTATCCTCGAAAACACTCGCAAACAGTTGCTAGCTGAATCTTCAGCAGGCACAACAACTGCTGGTAATATCGCAACTCTAAATCGCGTTATTCTTCCAGTAATTCGTCGTGTTATGCCAACTGTTATCGCTAACGAACTAGTCGGCGTACAGCCAATGACTGGTCCAGTTGGTCAGATCCACACATTACGTGTACGTTATGCTAACAGCTTGCAGGATAACTCAGCAGCTCAAACATCTGTCACAGCAGGTGAAGAAGCTCTAAGCCCATTCAAGATTGCACAGGCATACTCACGCACAACTCTAGCAGCTACAAGCACTAATGCATACACTGGTGCCGACACAGCAACACTAGAAGGTAATGGTGGTAAGCAGATCAGCGTACAGATCCTACGTCAGGCTGTTGAAGCCAAGTCACGTAAGTTGCAAGCACGCTGGACATTTGAAGCTGCACAAGATGCACAGTCACAACACGGTATTGACGTTGAAGCAGAAATCATGGCTGCACTAGCCCAAGAAATCACTGCTGAAATTGATCAAGAAATCTTGTTGTCACTACGCACTCTAGCTTCAACTGAGTTTACATACAACCAGGCAACTGTATCAGGTACAGCAACATACGTTGGTGACGAACACGCTGCTCTAGCTGTTCTAATCAATCGCGTTGCAAACTTGATCGCACAACGCACTCGTCGTGGTGCAGGTAACTGGGCTGTTGTATCATCAGCTTCACTAACTGTTCTACAGTCAGCAACAACTTCAGCATTCGCAAGAACAACTGAAGGCACATTCGAAGCTCCAACAAACACTAAGTTCGTTGGTACATTGAACGGTGCAATGCGCGTATTCGTTGACTCATATGCCCCAGATACACAGGCTGTACTAGTCGGTTATAAGGGTTCAAGTGAGACAGACGCAGCAGCATTCTATTGCCCATACATTCCATTGATGAGCAGTGGCGTTGTTCTAGATCCATCAACATTCGAACCAGTCGTGTCATTCATGACACGTTATGGCTATATCGAATTAACTAACACAGCATCATCATTCGGTAATGCTGCGGACTACGTTGGTGAGATCGCTGTACAGAATTTGACTTTCCAATAATAGTTGGATCGATCAGTTCAAAAGATTGGGCGCTTCGGCGCCCTTTCTTTTTATGCTATGCGAATGTCTGCATCAACAGTCATATTCATAACACTCTTACGACCTTTTTTCAATCGTTTTTGATACAATCTACTACAATTAGCGCATAATGTTTTAAGATTACTTTCTTTTTTATTCTTTTTATTGCCGTCTTTAAAAACAACGTCCATCTGACACTTATCTTGCGCTTTAAAACTACAGAATTCACATTTCATCTGACGATGTTGTAAGTACTTGTGTTTCTCGCTATACAATACCTTACTACAGTCTACGCAATACTTGTGCCATTTCTTAAATCCCAACTTGCTTATGCCGTTTGGTTTAGCAGGTACAATGCCGCAACTTTTACATACAGGACGCGATTTTTGTTTTGTCAACATAAAGATATTTAGAAAAAAGTTCTAATCGGATCTTTTTTTGATGGTTAGTAATATTAAGTTTTGATAAATATTATTATACAGGACCTGTTATAGATGTCACACGTTGATCCTTTTAATGCGTTAGGTGGTTTTAGTGTAGGAATACCACCGGAATTAGTTATTGATGAAAACGGTAACGTTGTCAACAACGTTAATGCTCCTAATTCTAACGTAACTGCCAATCGCGTATTTGCTAATGCATATTTTTATGCCAATGGCCAGCCATTAAGCATAGGTGCTAGCGGATCAAATACACAGGTTCAATATAATAATAATGGATTGCTAGGCGCAAGTTCTTCATTTACGTTTAATAGCGCAACTAATTTACTAACAGTCACAAAACTACAAGTAGGTAGTAATGCAAATCTAGGTAACGTATCAAATGTTGTTATCTTAGGTGGTACTAATGGATATTTCTTACAGACAGACGGCGCCGGTAATCTAACTTGGGCGCCTGCAGGTAATGGCGGCAATACAGGTAATGGTATTCCCGGTGGTGCGAATACTCAAGTTCAGTTTAATGACGCAGGTCAGTTCGGTGGTGACGCAGGATTCACTTATAACAAGGTCAGTAATACCCTTAGTATAGCAAATACTATAGCCGCTGGTAATGCTATTACTGGCGTAAACTTATCAGTAACAGATGCTACGATCTATAACACATTATCAGTAACAGATGTCATAGCATCAAACATCACACTATCAGCCAACATAACAAATGCTAACTGGATTAATGCTAGTTACTTTGCAGGTAATGGACATAATCTATTTGGATTAGTAGGTTCAAATGTTGTAGGTCAAGTTGGTTTTGCTAACGTAGCAAATAATGTAGCAGGTGCTAATGTTAGCGGAACAGTAGGTTTTGCTAACGTAGCAAATAATGTAGCAGGTGCTAATGTTAGTGGTCAAGTAGCAAATGCATTAGTTGCAGGAACTGTGTACACAGCAGCTCAACCAAACATTACTAGTGTAGGCAATCTAACGTCATTGACGGTAGTAGGTAACACTACATTAGGTAATCAAGTAACAGCAAATTATTTTATTGGTAATTTATTTGGAACAGCCAATCTTGCTAGAAATGTCACTCTTCCGGCACAACCAAACATTACAAGTCTCGGTACATTGACATCACTTGCTGTTAGCGGCAACACAACATTAGGTAATAGTGTTACAGCAAATTATTTTGTTGGTAATTTATATGGTGTTGCTAATAATTCAATAATAGCAAATAGTGCAAATTTTGCTAACATAGCAAATACAGCAAATTTAGCTAATGCTGCCGTATTGGCAGGAACAGTCACAGTAAACGCGCAGCCGAACATCACAAGTGTCGGTACATTGTCATCACTAAATGTAAGTGGCAATGTCACAGCAGCAAATTTTATAGGAAATTTTGTAGGTAATATTAGCAATGCAAACTATGCAAGTTTTGCAGGTCAAATCGTAGATTCATCACAGCCCAATATTACTAGTTTAGGAAATTTATCATCTCTTAATGTCACTGGAATAGTAACAGCAAATTCATTTATAGGTGGTATAAGAACTAACTTACAACCAAATATTACTAGCGTAGGTACACTAACAGGTTTATCAGTCAATGGTATAACTAATTTAGGTAGTGTAGGCAATGTAAAGATTACAGGCGGTACTAATGGTTATGTATTATCTACTGATGGCACAGGAAATCTAAGTTGGACAGCACAAAGTAACGGCGGAGGCAACGGTACTCCTGGTGGTAGCAATACACAGATACAATACAACAATGAGGGAGCTTTCGGAGGCACCCCAAAACTTACATGGAACGACAGTAGCAATTTATTTCTTGTTGGTGGTAATGCCACGTTTGCTAATGCTGTAACAGCGAATGTTATCAATACAAATAATATAAACACCGCGTCACTTACAGCTACAGCCAATATCACAGCAGGAAATATAAATGGCGGAAATCTAATTTATGCCAATTTCATTGCTGGCACTCTAACAACTAATACACAACAAAATATAAATTATTTAGGAAATATTGGTTGGCTTAACGTTAATACCGGTGTACCAAATAGCAATGGCAATATAACATTCAATGGCAGCATGAGTGGTATCGGGGCGCATAGTAATATCATTATAACCGGTAATTTAAACGCAGGTAACTATGTTCAAGCCGAACAATTAATTGGCGCTATCACAGCATCATCACAACCTAATATTACAAGTGTAGGTAATCTATCAAGCTTAACTGTAGTCGGCGAGACTAATTTAGGAAATGTATCAAATATAACCATCGACGGCGGAAGTCCAAATTATGTTCTAAGCACTGACGGTGCAGGCAACCTAAGTTGGATAGCACAAAGCGGCGGAAACGGAAATGCAACGCCGGGCGGAATCAATACATACATCCAATTCAACGATAATGGAACTTTTGGCGGTGACAATACTTTTACATGGAATAAAAATACAAATAATTTATTTGTGGGCGGCAATGTATTAGTATCAAGTAAAATCACATCTTCTGTTTATGTAAGCAATGTTGCGACAGGTTCGGCTCCTTTACAAGTAGACAGTACGACACCTGTAGCAAATTTAGCTGTAGAAACAGCCGCGACTGTACGTAATGCTGCACAAC